ATACGGACAACCAGTTCTTAGAGCACCTAAAGAAAAACGTAAAGGTGTTGACGGTGAGTGGATTACAAATGGGGCTATAAATTATTGGGAGGCGGAAGTAGACTCTTTAAAGCACGATGCCGATGCTCTTAATGAGTTTTATCGTCAGTTTCCTAGAACAGAATCTCATGCCTTTAGAGATGAAAGTAAATCATCGCTTTTTAATCTTACTAAGATATACCAGCAGATAGATTACAATGACTCGCTTATTATGCAGCACCATCTAACACGAGGCAAGTTTTATTGGGAGAATGGTATAAAAGATACCAAAGTAATTTTTACCCCTGATAAAAAAGGAAGGTTTTTAATAGGATGGTTTCCTTCAAAAAACTTACAGAATAGAGTAATAAAAAGAAATGGGTTAAATTATCCAGGGAACGAGCATATAGGTGCGTTTGGTTGTGACTCATATGACATATCAGGAACTGTAGGCGGCGGAGGTTCTAATGGAGCTCTACATGGAATGACAACATTTAGTATGGAAGAAGCTCCAGCAAATGAATTTTTTTTACAGTATGTAGCGAGACCACAAACAGCTGAAATATTTTTTGAAGAGGTACTTATGGCTTGTGTATTTTATGGTATGCCTATACTTGTAGAAAACAATAAACCTAGATTGTTATATCATTTTAAAAATAGAGGATATAGACCTTTTTCTATAAACAGACCAGATAAACATAAGTCAAAACTCTCTAAAAGTGAAAAAGAGCTGGGTGGTATTCCTAACAGTTCTGAAGATGTAAAACAGTCACACGCTGCTGCAATAGAATCATACATAGAAAAAAATGTAGGATTAGATTTAGAAGGAACATTTAGAGAACAAAACGAGATGGGCAATATGCTCTTTACCAGAACATTAGAAGACTGGGCTAAGTTTGATATAAACAACAGAACTAGGTTTGATGCCAGTATTAGTTCTGGATTAGCAATCATGGCAACACAAAAGCATATGTACCAAGTAGAGAAAAAACAATCAAAAATAAACCTTAACTTTGCAAGGTATACAAATAAGGGAACTTTAAGTGAATTAATTAGATAGATGAAGGATGTTACAATAGACATTGCATCTACAGGCTTTCCAAGTCAATTTGTTTCAGATGCTGAAAAAGCAACTGACGAATTTGGTTTACAGATAGGACAGGCTATTCAGTACGAATGGTTTAAAAAAGATGGAAACCAATGTAGATATTATAATCAATGGCGGGACTTTCACAGACTGCGATTATATGCTAGAGGCGAGCAGTCCGTAGCCAAATACAAAAACGAATTAGCAATTGATGGAGACCTGTCTTATCTAAATTTAGATTGGACACCCGTTCCTATACTTCCAAAGTTTGTTGACATAGTAGTCAACGGAATGCAGGATAGAGAGTTTAAAGTTAAGGCTTTTGCTCAAGATGCATTATCACAAGCTAAGAGAAGCAAGTATCAAGATATGATTGAAGGCCAGATGGCTGCTAAAGATATATTGACTACTATTCAAGAGCAAACAGGGGTAGACCCATTTATAATGGACCCTGATGAATTACCATCTAGTGATGAAGAGCTTTCATTATATATGAACCTTAATTACAAGCCTGCAATAGAAATTGCAGAAGAGGAAGCTATAGATACAATGTTTTCAGAAAATCATTATAATGATATTCGTAAGCAGATAGACTATGACTCTACTGTTATAGGAATGTCTGTAGCAAAACATGAGTTTCTTCCTGGAGCTGGAGTTCAGATATCTTATGTAGACCCAGCTAATGTTGTGTACAGCTATACTGAAGACCCACACTTTAAAGATTGTTTTTATTGGGGTGAAATTAAAACACTTCCTATAGGTGAACTATTAAAGATAGACCCTAGTCTTACTCGTGAAGACTTAGAAGAAATATCTAAATATAGCCAAAGCTGGTATGATTACTATAATGTAGCTCAGTTTTATGAGAATGATATTTTTTATAGAGACACTTGTACTCTCATGTATTTTAATTATAAGACCACTAAAAAGATGGTTTATAAAAAAAGAATACTTGAAGGCGGTGGTTCTAAGATGATAGAAAAAGATGACACTTTTAATCCTCCACAAGAAATGATGGAAGATGGAAAGTTTGAAAAAATAGAAAAGACTATTGATGTATGGTATGATGGTGTAATGGTTATGGGTACTAATATTATTCTCAAGTGGGAGCTTGCTAAGAATATGGTTAGGCCTAAGTCATCATCACAACACGCTTTACCAAATTATGTTGCCGTAGCACCAAGAATGTATAAAGGAGTTATTGAGTCTTTAGTAAGACGAATGATTCCTTTTGCTGATTTAATACAGGTGACTCATTTAAAACTACAGCAGGTTATAGCTAGAACTGTACCTGATGGGGTTTATATAGATGCAGATGGCATTAATGAGGTAGACTTAGGCACAGGTGCGGCATACGACCCTTCTGATGCATTGAGATTGTATTTCCAAACAGGTAGTGTGGTCGGTAGAAGTTATACTCAAGAAGGAGAGTATAACCAAGGTAAAATACCTATACAGCAGCTTACAAGCAATTCAGGCGCTTCTAAGACACAAATGCTCATAGCTAACTACAACCACTACTTAGACATGATTCGTGGTGTAACAGGCTTAAATGAAGCGAGAGACGGTTCTACGCCTTCCCCTGAAGCTTTAGTAGGTGTTCAAAAGCTAGCAGCACTTAACTCAAATACTGCAACTAGACATATATTAGATGGAAGTCTTTATATATATCGTTCCTTAGCAGAAGCTTTAACATATAGAGTAGCTGACATTTTAGAGTATTCAGATTTTAAAGAAGACTTTATAAATAAAATTGGGAAGTATAATGTAAGTATACTAGGTGAAATATCTGATTTATATATCTATGACTTTGGTGTATTTATAGAGCTTTCTCCAGACGAAGAGCAGAAAGCTATGCTTGAGCAGAACATACAAATGGCTTTATCTAAACAAGATATTAATCTTGAAGATGCTATTGATATTCGTGAAATTAAAAACCTGAAGTTGGCAAATCAACTATTAAAAGTTAAGAGGCTTGCTAAACAAGAAAGAGATGAGAAGATGGCTATGCAAAAACAAGCTATGACCGCTCAACAACAACTCAAGTCTCAAGAAATGGCTTCTCAAGTGGCTATGCAAAAGATAGAGTTAGAGACTCAATCTAAAATGAAAGTTAAGCAAGCTGAGATAGCTTTTGAAATAGAAAAACAAAAAGCAGAAGCGCAGCTTAAATCACAGTTAATGCAGCAAGAGTTTGATTACAATATTCAATTAAGAAATGTAAGCGAACAAGCGTTAGCTTTTAGAGAGGGTGAAAGAGAACAAGCCAAGAGTGATAGAATTAGTCAACAAAATACTGAGCAGTCTAAATTAATTACACAACGTAAGAATAATTTACCTCCTCAGAACTTTGAGTCTAATGAAGATAGTCTTGATGGCTTTGATTTATCAGAGTTTTCACCTCGATAATGAGCGTTAATATTTTAACTAAATTTGTAACTTAAATTAAATTAAATGGAATTAAAAGTAAGAGCGGTAGAAACCGTTGAAGAAAAATCAGTACAAGAAGTTGAACAAGAGCTTCTTGATAAACACGAGGAAAAGTTTAGTGACTCTGATGAGACCACAGAAGAAACTCCTCAAATAAAAATGGACTTTGCTGAAGGTAAGAGTGAACAAACTACTACTGAAGCAAAAGAAACTTCTGAAGAAAAACCCGAGCCAGTTCAAGAACCGGCGGAATTATCAGAAGAAGACGTTCTTTCATATATTGGAAAAAGATACGGTAAGGAAATTAATTCATTAGATGAATTAAACGCAGCAAGAGAAGAGGCTGAAGAGCTTCCAGAAGATGTTGCAGCTTACTTTAAGTATAAAAAAGAAACAGGAAGAGGTATTGAAGACTATGTAAGATTACAAAAAGACTTTAGTGCTATGAATCCTGATACTTTGCTAAGAGAGTATTTGACAATTACAGAAGGCGAAGGTTTAGACCCAGAAGATATAGATTCTCTAATGGAGGATTTTTCTTATGATGAAGAACTAGATGACGAATCTGTAGTTAAAAAAACTAAACTAGCAAAAAAGAAAACTATTGCCAAAGCAAAGAAGTTTTTTAATGAGCAAAAAGAATTATACAAGCAGCCCCTTGAGTCGAGACCGGCTGCTGATTCTCAGAGCAACAATGAAGAGCTTCAAGAGTATAGGCAATATTTAGAATCTGTTAAAACTCAACAACAGGAAAGTGAGGTTAAACGTAATTGGTTTTTAAAAGAATCCGATAAAGTTTTTACTGAAGATTTCAAAGGTTTTGATTTCGTGCTTGACGACAAAACAGTAACCTTCTCTCCCGGTGATGCGCAGACAATTAAGAAAAATCAAGAGACTCCAATGAACTTTATAAACAAGTACTTGGATGATAAAGGTTTGATTAAGGATGCTGCTGGTTACCATCGAGCTTTATCAATTGCAATGAATCCTGACAAATTTGCCCAGTTCTTTTATGAACAAGGCAAGTCTGAAGCTACGGAAGATGTAATACGCAAAACTAAGAATATAAATATGACTGAGCGTAAGACACCTGAAATAACTAATAAGGGAGGATTTCAAGTTAAGTCAGTTAACCCTGATTCGGGACGAGGCTTAAAAATAAGAAGTATTAAACGAAAATAAATTTTAAAAATTAATTATTATGGCAGGAGCAGTTCAAGCAACCCCTGGGTTTGCTTTACAACCGAGTGCAGAACAAGTGCCTTTGGCAACTAACTACATTACAAACTTTGATTTCTTAAATCAGTATTTACCTGATACTTATGAAAAAGAGTTTGAGCGATATGGAAATCGTACAATCGCATCTTTCTTACGTTTAGTAGGAGCAGAGATGCCATCTAATTCTGACCTTATCAAATGGGCAGAGCAAGGAAGATTACACACTAAGTATATTAACTGTGCTTCAGGAGCAAATGCTGCTGCTGATACAGCTACTATTACTGTAAGTGATGCATTAGTACCTGGTACTGGTAGCATTGCAATTAGAGTAGGACAGACTGTTGTTATCTCTGATAATGCAGGAAGTGGAATGAACAAAGGTATTGTTACAGCCGTGAATACGGGTGCAGCAACTTTTGACGTAGCTTATTATGAAGCAGCTGGACAAGTTGGTGGTACTGGACTGACAAGAACAGTATTCATCTATGGTTCTGAATTTAAAAAAGGAACTAATGGAATGGTAGGCTCATTAGAAGCTGATGACGTTATTTTCGATAACTCTCCAATTATCATCAAAGACAAATACGCTGTAAGCGGGTCTGACATGGCGCAAATTGGGTGGATAGAAGTAACTACTGAGAACGGAGCATCTGGATACCTATGGTATCTTAAATCAGAGCACGAAACTCGTCTACGTTTTGACGACTATTTAGAAACAGCAATGATTGAAGCTGTGCCAGCAGAAGCTGCATCAGGAGCAATCGCAGCTACAGGTGATGTAGGGAACAAAGGTTCTGAAGGTATCTTCTATGTAGTTGAAAATCGTGGAAATGTGTGGGGCGGTGGAAACCCAGCTGCACTAGCTGATTTTGACGCAGTTATTTCAAGACTTGACAAGCAAGGTTCTATTGAAGAAAATGTAATTTTTGTTGATAGAGAATTTAGCTTTGATATTGATGATATGTTAGCAGCTCAAAATTCTTATGGAGCGGGCGGAACATCTTATGGATTATTTGACAACGACAAAGATATGGCGTTGAACTTAGGATTCACAGGATTCCGTAGAGGTTATGACTTTTATAAGTCTGACTGGAAATACTTAAATGACCCGACTATGCGAGGTGGTCTTCCTACTGGAGCTAACTCAGGCCGTGTAAACGGACTATTAGTACCAGCTGGTTCAACTACAGTATACGACCAGATTTTAGGTAAGAATGCGAAGAGACCATTCCTTCATGTTCGATACAGAGCTTCTGAAACTGAAGACAGACGTTACAAAACTTGGATTACAGGTTCTGCTGGCGGTGCTGCAACTTCAAGCTTAGATGCTATGGAAGTTCACTTTTTGTCTGAGAGAGCTGTATGTACTTTAGGTGCAAACAACTTCTTCTTATTCCAAGAGTAATATTTTACCAAGGGAGGTTTAACCGCCTCCCTTTTTTTTAAAATCAAATTAAATTTATATATAATGAAAAAAAATGCATTAGTAGACAAGGTCTACAAACTTACTAGAGATAGAGCCCCTATATCTTTTTTATTACCTTCTGGAGGCTCAAGAAGACAACCCTTATTACATTTTGACGAAGACAAAGGAATCAACCGAGTCTTGAGATATTCTCCTAACCAAAAGTCTTGTTTTGAAGATGAGCAAGATGGCCAAGTAGTTAGAGAGCCTATTGATTTTGTTGACGGTTTTTTAAGAGTTCCAAAAAATAATCCTGTATTGCAAGAATTTTTATACTATCATCCATTAAACGGTAAAAAGTTTGTTGAGGTGAATGAAGAAAAAGATGCGGCAGCAGAAATTGAACAGTTAAATATAGAGGCAGACGCACTTATTGAGGCTAGAAAACTTTCTGTAGACCAAGTAGAAACAATATCTAGGGTTTTACTAGGCAAAAATACAGAACAAATGAGCACAGCAGAGCTTCGTAGAGATATATTAATTTTTGTTAAGCGTGACCCAAATATGTTTTTAAAAATGATTAATGACCCTATGTTAAAGCTACAGTCTAATGTACAGTTGTTTTTTGATAAAGGATTATTGTCATTTAGAAATAAACAAAAAGAAGTATGGTTTAACACATCGACTAACAAAAAGAAAATGTTGACTATACCTTTTGGAGAAGACCCAATGTATATTGTATCTTCATATTTACAGAGCGATGATGGCATAGAGTCTTTGAAGATGTTAGAAAAATTGTTAGAAGATTAGCGATTGTAGAGAGAGGTCAAAAATAATTGACCTCTTTTTTTTTGCTTATCTTTGTAAAAAAGAAAGCGATGATAAACGCTGTTAGAAATACAGTTCTTGCTATACTTAACAAGAATAATTATGGCTACATATCTCCATCAGATTTTAATCTATTTGCCAAGCAAGCGCAGCTAGATATTTTTGATGAATATTTTATAGCATACAATAGTCAGGTCAACAAAGAAAATGGTAGGGTATCCGGAACAGGATATGCAGATATTAAAAAAGGATACGAAGAAGTTATAGACACCTTTTCTGTTACGGCTAGTTTATCTAATAATTTATTAAATCAATATAGCGTTCCTACTCCAGCTTCAACTGGGTCAGATTATTATTTGCTAAATAAAATTTTAATTTATAGCGCAGTCACTTCTTCTGGAAGCACAACCGCTACAGGAGGCGGCAATACCAATCTTATAGATGCTACTGCTACATTTCAAACCGATGGCGTAGCAGCAGGAGATGTTGTGTCGGTAATATTAGCTAATTCAGTAGTAACGAATTTAAGTGTTGTATCAGTAACTGACCAAACTACACTTGTTGTAAATGTAGCTTCGCTAACTACTACTAACCTACTATATGCAGTTTATAAAAAAGTAAATTTAAAAAATGAAGCAGAGCAAGTAAACCACAGTAAAATTACTATGCTTAATAAATCTATGCTTACTGCTCCAAATATTACTTTTCCTGCGTATACACAAGAAGGAGAGGTCTTAACATTACATCCTGATACTGTAACTACAATTGGAAGGGTGGTATGTCAATATATAAGATACCCAAAAGACCCTAAGTGGACGTATGTATCATTAACAGGAGGAGAGCCTATTTTTGACCAGTCTCAATCAGACTATCAAGACTTTGAACTTCCTCCAGATGATGTGAATAATTTAGTTGCTAGAATACTGCAATACGCTGGAATGTCTATACGAGAAATAGCTACAGTACAATTTGGACAAGCAATAGAACAACAAGAAAACCAAGAACAATAGGATGGCATATTTATCACAATATCAATATTACGAAAACGCAGGCACTGCACCTACTAATAAAAATTGGGGGTCTTATCAATATGTAAGCTTAGAAAATATAGTTAATAATTTTGAATTAATGTATTCTGGAAATCATTCTTTAGTTAATAATGAAGAAAGATATAAGATATTGTTTCATGCAAAGCGTGGCATCCAAGAACTAAATTACGATGCGTTTATGGAGGTAAAAGCTTTAGAGTTAAAAGTTTATGACAATTTAACTTTTGTGCTACCTAGCGACTATGTAAACTGGATTCGTATTTCACTATACAAAGATGGG